ATTAAAACAATAGCTGCACACTTCAGGAATAACGAAAACGTGCATATAGACACAAGCCCACAGACAAGAAAGTATATAGAATATGGAAAGTGCTTGATAGGTTTTACCCATGGGGATAAAGAAAAGAACCGTATATTTGGGAATATGCAAGTAGAAGCGCCAGAGCAATGGGGAAGAACAAAATACAGAGAATGGCATTTAGGACACTTACACAGCGAACAGGTAAAAGAGTTGCATGGTGTCAAAGTGAGAAACCTAACAAGCATAACAGGCACAGATGCGTGGCATTTTGAATCTGGTTATGTGGGATCAATACTAACAAGCCAATCTTTTATTTGGAATAGCGAAAAGGGATTACAAGAGATAATTTACAGCAATGTAGAGGTATAACATGAATGCAATAAATGATGCAGCAAATAGTAAGAGAGTAAAAAAATATCCACCTATAGTTATAGACGCAAAAACTGTAAAAGTGTGGTGTGCTGATGAAATTATATTAGATTATTGGCAGCAAAAGAAGTGTAGTAAGTGCGTGTACATCAACAGTAGAAGCGAGTGTATGTTTAATAGATGCAAGAGAATAGTGTAGTGGAATGCAGCATATAAGTGCAACAAAGGTAATTTATGTAGGTGGTGAGAGTATGACAATATATTATGATGATATATTATCCAACATGATAAGCAAAGCAAGAAAAACAGAGTTAAGCCAGAAAGAGATAGACAAAGTAAATAAGTTATATGAGTGGATAAAGAATGACCCAGAAGCTATTTAAGGAGTGATAACATGGCAGAATTAACATTCAATCAGCAATTTAAAAGATTAATGTTGTGGTCTTCAGAAGAAGCAAATAAAGGTAACTATGAAAAGGCTATAAAAATAGAAATAGCAAGAGGAAAATTAATAGATAGACGCATAAAAAGTTTAGGTTAAGGAGTGATAACATGGCAGAACTAACAACAAAGCAGAAAATGTTCTGCGATGAATACTTAATAGATTTGAATGCTACACAGGCAGCCATAAGGGCAGGATATAGCGTTAAAACAGCAAGCAGAATAGCAGTAGAACTCCTCACTAAAACTCATGTCACAGATAGAATACAAGAGCGCATGAAAGACAGAGAGAAGCGCACAGGGATAACACAAGACATGGTATTAAAAGAACTTGCTAACATAGCATTTGATAATATAAGCAATTACTTAGAGTATCGCACAGAAAAGACAGTAGCTGGGCGTGATCCAATAACAGGCGCACCAATTATGGAATACCGTACAATAGTAGACTTAAAAGATAGCAAAACAGTTGATACAAGGAATATAAAGAGTGTATCAGTTGGGCGAGATGGACAATTTAAGTTTGAGCAGTATTGCAAAGATAACGCATTGGTACAGATAGGTAAGCATTTGGGAATGTTCATCGACAAAGTAGAACACTCCGGTAAAATAGAAATGCCGACGATCATTATAACAAAGTAACTACTAGATGTAGTGTATAGCCGATAGTTTAGCCGATGATTAGCCGATGCAGATTTGAGAGTGCGGATATAGGCGGATTACAGAGCATACGGCGCGAAATATTTATTTCATGTAATACAATATAATATAAAGCTATTGTAATGTGTTAATACGTGTGATACAATATAGGCATACTATAAAAAGGAGTGTGTTTATATGAGAGATATAAAGTTTAGAGCATGGTTAAGCGATGGTAACCACAAAGAAAATGAACAAATGATTTATGGGGATTGTCTTGATAAGTCATTGGAAGAAACAATGTGGAGAAAGTTTTGGAGCAATTATCATTGCTGGATGGGTAATATTAAAGAGTTAATGCAATACACAGGATTAACAGATTCGAAAGGAATAGAAATCTATGAGGGTGACATCGTACGATACACTTTTGACAATCTCGATTCAGTAGGTGCAACAGAAAATGGGTTAAAAATTAGAACAGATAAAATATTTTGGAGTGATTGGCGAGCAAGTTTTGCAATAGGTTGCAAAATGACAAACACTGATTTATTTAGATATATTCGAAACGGGAACAGAGTGGAAATAATAGGAAACATATACGAGAATCCAGAACTATTAAAGGCGGTGATATAATGGCTGCCAGAAGAATAAAAGGCTCACCCATGAAATACTGGGGATTCTATGTATCAGAAGAATTGAAAGCCGATACAATCAAACATGCTGAACAGCTAAATGTACCTGACAGTGAATATATTAGGATGGCGGTAGAGAGTTACAACGCACAGCAGATGAACAACGTTTCAGCGAGTTTAGCAAGAATATGCGGCACGGATAAAGAATGTATACCAAAATGTGACAGTTGTTTCTATGTAGGGTGCTTATCTGATACGTGTAATAAATGTGATGGTTACGTATATTATAAACCTAAAAATGATAAATCCAAGCCTAATATGGTACATCAACAGTTGAAAGGTGGTAAGTGATATATGAAAGCGTATCAGTGCAGTAAATGTAAGCACTTAAATGATCTTGATGATAAATGCGATTGCTTAATAGGAATTGATCCGAGAGCAAACCACAGAGAAAAAGGCTATGCCGAACTTTGCAGAAAGAATTTTGAAGAATTAGAACCAAAAAAACATTGGCATGAAAAATTTCATTGGGAATAGGTTGAGCTTATATAACTAGATAAGAATTAAAAGAAGCCTAAACAGCTTCTTTTTTTATGGTGATAAAATGGAAAAACAAATAAAAGTTACACCACTCTATTTCGACTATGTGTTGAATCGGAATTACAAAGTAATAATACAAGTAGGCGGAAGATTTTCAAGTAAGTCTTACAATAGTGAAATAGAAATGGCTGTCAATCTAGCATCGAAAGATAAATACAAGCTGCTAGTTATAGAGGACTTAGAGGGTGGACTAACAAAAGGTTACTACGCAGGACTAAAGGACAAGATAGAACAGTTTGAGCAGGACAGAGCCTATAGCATGATTAAATCACCTGTACAGATAACAAACCTAATCAACAAGAACATGGCTTTATTCTCTGGATACGCTACAGAGCAGCAGAAGAAAGCAGTAAAAGCAATAGACCAAGTAACAGCAATAGTAGTTGAGGAAGGTGAGTGGCTACTATATGATGACTTTGTAGCCTTAATACATCAGCTTAGAGGTGGCAAGGCAGAGGACAGGAAACTTACTATACTGATGAATCCAGTTAACCCAGATTGCTTTGTCAATGAAATGTTCATTGAGACACCACCTGATAAAGTTATTGCATATTTCCCTAACACAAATAGACCAAAGGTATTCGAAAAGAATATTACAACAGTATTTGAGTACAATGGTCAGACAATAACTGATATAACAAAAGTATTGATAGTCTTAAGCACTCACCACGATAACCCATATCTTACGATAGACCAGCGTGCCAGCATAGAAAAACTGAAAGAAACTGACAACGAGAAGTACTTGCAGTTAGGTGAAGCAAGATTTATCCGTAGCACAAATGTATTCTTTGGCGAGTTTAAGCGAGAAATACACGTTATTGAGCCATTTATAATACCAGAGCAATGGAAACGATACAGGGTGCTAGATTATGCGCTTGATATGTTAGCCTGTTATTGGGTAGCGGTAGACTATCAAGGCAAGGCATATTTCTACAAGGAGTTATACGAAGATAACTTAATAATATCGCAAGCATCAAAGCGAATTATTGAAATGACAAATGAGCCTATATATCAAACACTTATGCCATCAGATCTATTAGCACGCAATAAAGAGACAGGAAGAAGCCATATAGAGATATTTCAAGAGAACGGAATATATGCAAGTGTAGTAAACAACAGAAGGATACCGGGGCTATTAGACCTCAAGGAATGGCTTGCAGTATATGAGACTAAAGACGTACAAACAGGAGAAACATACAAAACAGCCAATTTAGTATTCTTCAGCAATTGTACCAATGCTATTAGATGTATGGGAAAGATATTAAAGGATGAAAAGGATCCAAATGACATAGCAGATAAACCGCACGAATTAACACATTCGGTCACCGCAGCAATATACTTTGCCGCAGGTAGACCAAGACCGCCGAGGATGGAAGTAAAGAAAAAGCAAGGGAATTGGATGTTCGAGACACAAAGCGAAAGGAATGATTTAGATATATGGTAGTAAAAGAATTAATCGAACAACTAAAGCAAATGGAACAAGAAATGGAAGTATGGCATGACAATGACGGCAGGTACGAGGAATCAGGAGTAGTAGAGATAGTTTCTAACGGATATTATAAAGACCCATTTAATGTAGTTATAATAAGATAGGAGTGATTTAGATATATGGTAAAATAAATATTTGTATAACCTCTTGACATGTAATGCAATTTGCAGTACAATAGTATTATCAAATAAACGAGCGGAGGAAAACAACATGATTGAAAATGTATTAAACAAAAAAGAAACTGAAATGTCAGAAGAATTTATTAATGCGTTAAACAGAAGTGGCCCAACCGAAAGATTAGAATTAATTGAATTATTTTTAACTGGGTGTGCTATTAAAAGTATAAAACCACAAGCAATAATTGATAATACATTTTGTGGAAAATATAAAAATAGTTTAACAGAAATGGTAAATTTCGCTTTAAGTTTACAAAAGGAGGTGGTTTGATGGCTACCTTGAATGTTAGACTATCAGATTCAGACTATAACAAGATAATCAAGAAAGCGGAAAGCTACGGATTAAGCATAAGCGAGTACATAAGGTTAGTAGCATTAAACAGTAATATAAAAATCGAGGTGAATAAATAAATATGGTAGAAATGTGTATTGTATTATTTAAAATTGATGGAATAGATACTGTAAGAGTATTTTCTAACATTGATTTAGCAACCAAGTATTGCAGAACCATAGATGGAAATAAAACCTTATTTGTTGAAACGGTAGACAGATATACAGAAGAATCAATTAAGTGCCATGGAACTGAAAGCGGGGTAGTAATAAAATGAATATAATATTAACAGGAAAACTAAGAATGCCTGCATTATGTGAAGAAAGTATAGAACTAGACGGAGAATGTTTAGAAAACTTAATTGATGATTACGATGGGAAGAAAGTGAAGATAACAATTGAGGTGATTGAATAAATGAATATAGTATACGCAATAACAATCATAGTCGCATTCATGTGCGGCTTTTTTGTTGCAGTTTTCTGTATTATGAAAGGTTTAAACTGGAAGATGGGTATAGAGCAAGGCAAATCACCAACAATGGATAATCCTATTAAGCCTATAGTGGATGCAATACAGACAAAACAGGCAGATAAAGCCAATCAGTATAGTACAGAGCAAGTCAATGAGTGGCTTTACGGTGTAGGAGGTAAATAATGGTAGCAATAGACAGCGGCACAGTATGGGAAGAGATACAAAGAGGTTTAGACTATCAAAACAAAATGGGATTTGCTAAGTCATTCCCTGAACTCACTGATTTTGTTGAGGGTAGACAATGGGCAGCACCAACCGCAAAGACTAAGTATATGCCTAGACCCGTAGTGAATCAATGTGACAGCATAGTCGAAAATAAGCAGAGTAATATACTATCGCAATCACTTAAAATGATATTTTCACCAGAGGAACTGGAAGAGGGTTCTGACAATGAGCCACTTATAAAAGCTGGTAGAGATTATACAGATGCAGCAGCCACAACGTGGAAAGACATTGACCAAGATTCACTGAATGAGGACTTTGTAAATGATATTTTAGTGTTAGGCACTGGAATATTTCATTATTACTTTGATAATGACATAACAGGCGGTCAATTTACACCATACAAAGGCAAAGTACAAGGTGAAGTAATAGACCCACTTGATATTATTGTGGGAAATCCTCACTTGAAAGCATCGCAAACACAAAAACAACCATGGATCGCTATAAGAAGTCACCCAAGCACAGTATCATTGCAAGAGAAAGCTAAAAAGAATGGCAAAGATGCAACGTTAATCGTAGCTGACGATAGCAAAAATAATTCAAAGTATGCTACAGAGAAAATTGACATTGCACAGGCAGGTACAACTACACTTTGGACCAAGTATTACAAAGAAAACGGTCAAATAATGTGGATACAAGTAGTAGAGGGATTGACAGTACAAGACCCTACACCACTAGCACCACAAGGCGGTAAACCGTTTACATTATATCCAGTTGAAATAGGAGTATTCAAAAAGCGTAGAAAGTGTACATTCGGTAGAAGCGTTATAGAGGACATAATTCCTAATCAGAGAGCGTTAAATTGGGGTTTAGGCATGATGTTATTATCAGTGCAACAAACCGCATGGCCCAAGATAATAACTAAGCAAGGTGCATTATTGCAGACGATAACCAATGAACCTGGGGAAATCATAACAGACCACAATCCTAGTCCCGGTGTAGATGGTATCAAGTTCATGCAACCGCCTAACTTTTCTAGTATGCCTATGACAATATCAAAAGAACTCATGGATATGACACGTCAAGTAACAGGCACAACAGAGGTTACGAGTGGAGAAGTTATCGGCGCTAATATGGCCGCCAGTGCTATCATTGCATTGCAAAATCAAGCAAAGAAGCCCACGGAGGGTAACGTACAAATGCTGATACGCTCCTTAAAAAGAGTAGGTAGAATATATGAAGAATTTAACAAGTCTCATGGAACTATGCCAGTACCAATTAAGAGCGAGGACGAAGAGGGCAACGAGATTACTAAAACATTTGTCGGAGCAGATAGCAAAGATATTAACTTTGATTTAAAGATTGACATAACACCAACAAGCGTATTGAGTGAATCGCTACAAATGACAGTAGTTAAAGAAATGGCTGACAGACAATGGCTTGACAAATACGCATTCGTGAAATATTCGCCTAGTAATGTTATCCCCGCTGAAATGAAAGTTGACTTTGAGAAAGAAGAAAAGCAAATGTTAGAACTACAAGCACAACAAGCACAGATGCAACAGCAAGCCGGTAACATCATGGGACAATTAAACCCAGATGAAACAGCAGCCATCCAAAATGATCCAGCAATTATAAATCGTGCAATGGCACAGGTAGGGGGTGGGCAAGGTGCAATGTCCGTACAACCGTAAATCAACAAGATATGTTAAGCAATATAAAAATGACCTCATAAGTGAAGATATTGGAATCATAAAAGGGTGTGAAGAAGTAGTAGTTGAAGAATATACGTTAATGGATTGTCTACAATCAGAATGTGGAGCATATGGCAATGACAAATGTAATTTTAATCAGGGGGTGAATATATAATGCTTGAAATGTTATCTAAAGAATACAAGAAATTTCTTATAAAGTGGAAAGAACGCAAGAACCCAAATTGTAGGCAGAAAGACAGAAGAATAGCAAGGGCGGTGATGGCTATATGAATTGTATTGTATGTGGCAATCCACTTAGAGTATTGAGTGGTGGCAACAAAACAACAGAGGGCAGCACAGTAATCACCATGGTACACATATGGGGATGTATGAACGCAAAGTGTACAGAGGTACAGAAAGAAAGTATGAGGACAGAGACAGCACAAGAAAGTTTTAACGGTTGAGGGGAGATGATCCAATTAATCTCAAATAGCAATTACAAGGCACTCAAACGAGTGTCTTTTCTATGCACTAAAATACGCTAGGGTAGCGCAAAACCCAGAAGGAGTAATACATGTATGAAGAAATTTTAAACTCGAACGAGAGTCAAGAGGTTGTCGTGGAACCTCAAATAGATGTAGTGGAAGAAAGCGTTAAAGATTCACAGGTCGCTGATGTGAAGCCAGTACAAAGCGCAGAGTTGAACTCACAGTATGCTGAAATAAGACGTTCAACCGAGCAAAAGACAAAAGATGCTATGATAGCTGAAATGTATGGGGAAAGCCATGGTATAAAAACCTATGCAGATTATCAAAAAGCTATGTCAGAGCAGCAGAAAGAAGCAGAGAGAGCACAGATACAAGAGGAAACAGGCATTGACCCTGACACGCTTCAAAACACATTTGAAAAGTTAAAAGAGAATGACCCAGACTTCCAAGAGTTAAAAGCTATCCGAGCAGAAAAGAACACAACAACGCAACTAACTGATTTAAACAGCGAGTTAAAGGATTGTGGCATAGATTTACAACTCAAAGACTTGTCAGCTACAGAGGTAGCAAAGATACCCAATGTAGACAAGGTGATTGAGTTAGCAAGCAAAGGTAAGACACTTGCAGAAGCAGTATTCCTTGCAAACAAAAAGGAATTCTTTGCAAAGCAAGCAGCAACAGCACAGCAAGACACGATCAAGAAAATCGCAGCCAATGGAGCATCATCCCCCGGCTCATTAGGCAGCGGTAACGATAATAGTCCAGGAGATATGTGGAGTATGTCGGATAAGGACTTTAAAGCGATGCAAGAAAAGGCGCTTAGGGGAGACTTACGAAAATAAAAGGAGATTAATATTATGGCAACTCAAACTATAGCAATAGTAACACAGGAGAACAAAACGTTTTACGACAGGACATTGCTTGAAAGATTACTTCCATTTCTTACTTATTTAAAGTACGGTCAAAAGAAACCTTTTGCTAAAAACGAAGGTGATACAATCAATTTCAGAAGGTTCAATAGTCTAGCAGTAGCAACTACTCCATTAACCGAGGGCGTAACTCCTGCCGGAAATTCCATATCAGTAACAGCAATAACTGCAACGGTTCAACAGTATGGTGATTTTATAACTACCTCTGATAAACTTGATTTAGTGGGTATTGATCCAGTAATCACAGAAACAACTCAAGTACTAGGAGATCAAGCAGGGTTAACTCTCGACACTGTTGCAAGGGATATAATCGTAGCAGGAACCACTGTTCAGTATGCAGGCGGTAAAGCATCAAGGTTATTAACAGCACAAGCCGATGTTATGACAGGTACAGAGATAAAAAAAGCAGTTAGAACGCTTCGTAGAAACAATGCAAAACCTTTAGAAGGTAAATACTTTATTGGTATTGTAGGGCCTGATGTTGAATATGACATAATTAGTGACACTATGTGGCAGGATGTTTCCAAATACTCCGCAGCAATGCAAATATTTGATGGTGAAATGGGTTCCCTTTATGGAGTAAGATTCATAAGAACTTCTAATGCTAAGAAATTTGCAGCAGCAGGTGCATCAGGAGCAGACATTTACGCAACTATGATAATCGGCGCAAATGCATATGGTATTGTTGACATTGCAGGAGGAAGCAAACCACAAATGATCATTAAAGAACATGGGTCTTCTGGTACAGCGGATCCTTTAAACCAGATTGCTAGTATGGGATGGAAAGCGTTAATGACAGCTATTCGTTTAAACGAATTGGCTATGGTACGCGTGGAATCAAGTGCCACAATTTAGTATTTATAACACGGAGAGTTGAAATATACTCTCCTATTTTTTTATTAAAATTTAAAGGAGAATAATTAATTATGGCTGATATAGAAAAGAAAGTAACGCCACTTGTAACAGATGGACAGTTAGACAATGAAGCAAAAGGAATGAAAGCTGAATTTGCAAAGATGGCAAAGGTTAAAGTAAGAATACCTATAGACAAATTAAACCCAAAGGATTTAGTTGTTCCAGTTTGTGTAAATGGCTACATATTTCAGATTGAACGTGGTAAGAGCGTAGAAGTGCCAGAAACAATTGCACAAATTTTAGAAGAAAGTGGATATTTAGGTTAGGAGGTAGTTAAATGAGAACTAAAGGCGATTGTTTAGCGATTTACCTTAGGTATTTGGATGAGGCAAGTAAAAAAGGCGTAGCATTACCGGCTACAAAGAACGCAGATTATAGAGATAAGTTTTCTTATTTCCTAGACCAAGCACAGATATACATTGCAACCCTTGTAAAGATTCCTGCAGTAATGACAATAACACAGTTTCCTATACCCAATTTACTTGGACTGCTTCAAGGGTTCGACATGTTTCAGTGTTTACCGGGTAACCCTAAAGTATTAACCGTAATTGGCTGCAAATCATTTTACATCGAACTTGATAACATAGGAACGGTTACAATAGCCGTAAACGGTGTAACAGCTAAAACAATAGCTAATACTGTTAAACGACAATTCACAGCCTACAAAGCTAACACAGGCGCAACAAGTACCGATGTGGTAACGATTACATTCAGCGGATTATATCCTTACAATATCCGCAATACTGGACTATATGGCTATGCGTTCCCAACGGATACAGATGTTCCTGATTACACAGCATTTCAAACATACGATATGCCAAGCAACTTTATGTCATTTGATTCAGTTCAACTGAAATCAGACCCAAGAAGTTATGAAGCCTACCTTGCGTATAAATGGGAATCAAATCGCAAAATCGTACTTGGCTATTATGATAAAGGCAGCTTTGATATAAGGTACTTCGCTTATCCTACCACGATACTACCGACAGATGCTGACAGCACGTTAATGAGTGTCGAAGATAAAGCAATTGACCTTGTTGTATTGCAAGCTGGCATCATGGCAACAGCCGCAGATAATCCAAGTTTATCAAGTTGGCTACGTTCTTTGTATATCGAAAAGGTTCAGAACGTGACTAATAACGAACATATATCAGAGACAAATGTACAAACAGTGTACTCTATGATGTAGCAAAAAGGAAGTGAGATAATGGCATATATAGCACCGAAAACAATCAGTGCGCCTAGAAGTCCACAAGTGAAATTCAGTTCTCCCAATTCCTTAGATGGTGGATTAAGCCTTGTAGAAAGAGAATGGAAACTGAGTGCAAGCAAAACAAGCAAAGTTTTGAATATGTGGTTTCGTGAAGGTGAACTATCGAAACGCTGGGGAATGAGTTACCTAGATGCAGCAGAGACAATTGAGACACCCATATTTGCAAGCTACAAATTCTTATACAAAGGTTTTATCATCAAACATTGTGGTACTAAAATATACAAGCAAAACCCAACCACAGGCGCAATTACTACAATTTATAGCGGCCTTACTGTCAAGAAAGGCGGCTTTTTTAAATTCAACTCTAACTTATATTACATGCAATCTGGTAACTTCATCAAATGGGATGGCACAACAGCTTCTATTGTAGTACCCTATATTCCCTTAGTTATAATCAATCGTACGCCTAGCGGTGGTGGAACAGTAAATGAGCAATATAACAGGATTGGCGCAGGATTCAAAAACGCTTTTAATGGCACAGGAACAAATGTGGCTTACACTTTAACAGATAAAAACCTAGATGCAACGCCTTTGATTGGAAGCTACAACAATGGTGTAAATTGGGATAAAATTGAGGGCGTAGATTTTACAGTAGATAGACCAAACGGACTAGTAACGTGGACAGCACTACAACCATTAGGCACAAATAATATACAAGTGCAAGCCTATAAAACAGATGCTGAAGCAAGGAATTCCATACTTGATTGCTTATATGCGATTCCATTCGGTGGTCAAAACGATAACCGTATGTTCGTAGGTGGCAATGGTACAGGGTATTATTACTACACTGGAATATCAAGCGTTGGCGTAGATGCTTCATATTGGGCATACAACAATTACAATATCATAGGCAACAATGATGAAAATATAACAGGATTTGGAAACTTCTATGAAATTCTTTGTATTTTCAAAAATAGGGAAATTTACGGAGAACGGTACACATGGAATGGTACGATAGGCATTTTCGATTCATTTAGAATCAGTACAGACATAGGCTGTGATTGTCCGGATACTTTACAGAATGTCAAAGACAACCTTGTATGGATGAACACCTATAACGGCGGTAATATCCTTGTAGGCACAGCAGTAGAAAGCCAGAGAAACGTTCAGCCGATAAGTAGGAATGTTAATCCAAGGTTAATGAAAGAATCAAACCTCACAAGTGCTTCAAGTGTTACTTTTGATGGAAAGTATTGGCTATGTGTAAATGACAAAGTTTATCTATGGGATTACACAATCTCACCTTATGTTGACACTGGAAATCCTGACAAATCAGCGGAGTTATTAAGTTGGTGGTATTTCGATAATATCAATGCTTATTCATTCATTACCGATGGGCAAAGTTTATTCTACATCGACCGCACAACAGCCATAACAGCAACATTCCACACAACTTATGACAATTTGCAGTTTTATGACTTTGGTTTGGGCATCAATGCGACTTACAGAGTACCAATGAAAGACTTCGGCGGCGGCATGTATTACTTCGATGTAAAAAAAGTATTCGTTGATGTGCGCGGAGATACACGGACTAACTTTGATATAACTTATTACACAAGTGATGATATAAACGGAATCACCGAACCCGACCCAATCACAGTAGGTTCGTTCTCATTTGAGAATTTCAACTTTGATAACTTTACTTTTGATGTAATGGGAGCAAAGACAACATTTCCACTTGTGCCGAATGAAAAGAACATTGACCTATTCGGCTTTGAGATAAACAATAGTGACCCAGCACGAGATATGAATATATCCAATGTAGTAATATCCTATCTAATAAAGAAGGAGAAAAGATAATATGAGCGATCCTAATTTACAATATGATCCCGTTACAGGCTTTAACGATGCAAGCGTATTCGTTACAAATCCTGCTACTCAATCAATCACGAGAACGCTTCTACAGCGTTTATTTACACAGGTACAAATATTCATCAACACAACATTAATAGCGTGGATAAATAGCACATTTGCGACTAAAATAGATATAACAACAAACCGTAAACTATCTGCAACAGGAGATTTCACAGGAACAATACTAGGGTTACAACCGATAGCGAGTGACCCCTATTTGAGTACAGTGGTGGCAGGGCATACTGCACAGTTGGCAGATAATGCGACTAACGTTAAACAGCTACCTTTCCCATATACTAGCGCAAAGGGTGATGGAATAACAGATGATACTGTATCAATCCAAAATGCTATAGACTATGTATCAGGTAAAGGTGGGGGGACGGTTTTAGTTCCTACTGGAATATATATGATAAATGTGGTAGCTAGCATTGTTTTAAAAAATAATATAACACTGTTAATGGATAAAAATACAATATTAAAAGCAATACCAACATCTGTAGGCGGTTATGTTATTTTGCGAACATTGGGTGCAAATAATGTTTCAATAATTGGTGGTAATGTAGTTGGCGAAAGGTATGAACATTTTGACGAAGTTACTAAAAAAACATGGAAAATGTGGGAGGCTAATACATCATATAATAATGGAGATTTGATATATTCTCCTTGGTTTATGTCAATTGGTTATAAATGTACATCAAGCGGAACAACCGGAGCGATTCAGCCAATGCACAGTAGTGGAACAGCCCTAAACGGAACAGTTAATTTAGAGTTTTACAGGAGTGTGACAAACAATTATATTGGTGAAGCAGGTTCAGGTGTTGAAATTTGGGGTACAAACATTATTATAAGAGATTTAAAAGTTAGAGATTGTTGGGGAGATGGGTTTTATATTGGTATTGAAGCAACTGATACTGTTTTGGTTGATAATGTTGTTTCAGACAATAACAGAAGACAAGGTATGTCAGTATATAGCCCTAAAAATGTTATAATTCAAAATTCAACATTTTCAAATACGAACGGAACTGCCCCAAGTTCTGGTATTGATATTGAACCAATTTCAACATTATCACCACAAAATATACTTATAAAAAATTGTAAATTTGTTGGTAATTATGGAAGTGGGATACAAAGTTTCATAGAAGATAGTCTTAGACCACTTGGCGAAAACATAAAAGTTATAGGATGCGATTTTATAAATAATAAACAAGTTGATCCCTACGTAGCTGTGGATAGTACAGGTTTAACGATAGGAGATTGTTCAATTGACGGACTTAGTAATTTCAAAATATCAGATAGTTCTTTTAAAAACAGTAGTACCCATTGTTCTGCAATAGCTTTTATAGGTGATACATCTAATTGTATAGCAATTGATAATGATACTACTGATTTTAACTGTGATAGGTACATCTATCAAAATTATTCAATAAAAAATACTATTATATCATATTAAATATAAGGAGATGGCAATATGAAAACAATAATAAATATCCCAGAAATAATGGAAAGATTAACTGTAGCAATTGAATCTCAAGCAAACAGTACAAATACAGTTGATAGTAGTGTTTCACCTGGTTCTAAAAAAATATATTCAGGAAATAGAAATGCTGGATTTATTGGATTTGTTAATCAGGCAAATTTTATAACACCTACTGCATTAACAACACAATTAGGATTTTCCACTTTTCCAATCCATTCGGATAGTAATTGGATAAAATATATTTGGAAAGGTAATATTTGTTTTACTCCACTATTTACAATTTACCAATATATTACTTGGGAAGATTTATATAGTCAGGGGTTAGTATTTGGTAGTAATGATGTAGGTATAAATCCTGTAAAATGTAGGATAGGTACAACTTTGCATTTAGATAATACTGATAACAGCATTAACGCATTAAATCAGCATTTTGTAGATTTTCCAGTAGGAAACGTTGGTGACATTTTAGTATTATCGAATTGGAGTAATTCAAACAATAACGGTGAGGTAACCATAGTTAGCATTACAAATGATAAAATAATAGTTAGTGGCAAAACTCTATCATATGAAATTGCTACAATTAACAGTAAATTTTATAACAAGACAACTGCTGTAATACAGAATAAAACAGTAACAATTAATGGTTTAACTTATAAAGTTAGGCTATTTAAAGGAATTAGCCAAGATACATTTCAATGGGAAGTACCTATTGTTGGTGAAAACAATGAATGGAACTGGATAATGGGGCAATTAAATGAGTTGGCAAAGTCGAAAAAATGGAGCGGTGTTACTTATATGGATCAGAACTTAGGAGATTTTGACATTAGCCTAACTAAAAATAACATAGGAACAGAAAAAGCATACTGTCAGGAATCTAATATGATCCAAGGATGGACTCATGTTCAAAGAGGTGGCGATGTTGACGTATCTTCGTTTAGTACTGACGATGGAACACAAGCATGGTATGGATATAGGCCTGTTTTGTTTTTAGACAAGATACAGACGTTGTAACATTAATACGCATTAGGATTATAATATGCAACACGAGAGGGTGAGAAATCACTCTCTTTTCTATTCAAAGGAGGACACAACATGGCGACATGGCAAGATAAACTATCCACATATGCTACAGATAAAAATGCAGCAGCAGCCGAAGTCCTAAGGGCAAAAAACGTATATGCTACGCAGCAAGCCAACAACGATACTAAAGGTATGGCAGCTTCTAAGACTTGGGCAGACCAAGTCAGAGCAGCAGGAGGACTAGACCAAAACTTGTACGGTGCAGGAGTAACAAAAGAAGCTACCGCAGCAAATCAAGCCAAATCGCTACAAGATGCAATCACAGCGCAAGCACCGCAAATAACACCACAAGCACCGAAAGCAGTAGATAACAGCGGACTAATAAACAGTAGTTCAGACAGCCTTATAGCAGCAATCAAAGGGCAAATAGCGCAAGCAACAAACAATAAAAATCTAACTATGGGTGGACTACAGGCCAAAAACGATCCTTTAAGAAACGCATCAGAAATACAAAGATATAGTGAAATGGCTTCATCAAGAGAAGCAGCGGCAAACGCAGGAGACAGAGGTGAAACAGGTAGACAAAATACTTTGCTAGTAGACACAGCCGGAGCCAATAGAATAAATAACATAAACTTACAACAGGATTCTGAAAAGTCTAGCTTACAGAATGATATATCCAACTTAATGTTAGAGGGCAACGTGCAAGAAGCACAGGTGCAAGCACAGAGGTTACAACAGTTGATTGCTAATAATACACAGATGGACCAGAATAATTGGAGTAGGTCGGTGGATACTGCTAACATGACAGGAGTTATGTCAAATGGGCAACAAACTATGCAAGGCAAAGAATCAGAATTGAACAATCAGCTAACTAGAATGAATATCGATACATCAAAGTTAAATCTTGCAGCATTACCACAACAGATTAAAGACCAAGCAACTTTAGTGGCTCAACAGATTTCAAGTGGTAAAGTAGATGCACAAATAGGCGCAGCACAATTAAAGGAACTTACAAACTACTATAGCACAACAAATAAACTCGCTAGAATGAATTTTGATATTGCCAAGTTTAACTATAGTCAATTAGATGTAACAGCAAAGCAATTGGTTGACAAAATAGCTGATGATATGGCAAACAGCAAGATATCAAGGGCGCAAGCACAATCACAGATAGACCATGCAGGAGATTCAGCAGCGGCAAATGCAGCACAATTAGCATGGGCAAAAGACCCAACCAACCCTGCTAATACTAAACCTAACACAACTACAACTAATACCGTTGACGATTTCGCAAGCACTATAAATGCTACTTTTGTACAATCTCCAAATGTTAATAATGGCTATGTATCTAGCATCGACACCGCAGGAATTAAAAAATATATCGATGGGTTAATTCAATCAAACGTGAGCGAAAGTATTACTGATTCATTGGCTGCAAGATACGGAATAAAATAGGAGTGTGAATTATGGGATATAGTTCAGATAGAAAAAAACAATTAAATGTAACTAGCAATACTTCATACACTAAAAATAGAATAGTAGAATTGCAGAGAGAAACCGCACAAAAAGCGGTTCTTTCTGCACAACAAGCTAAAACAGATGCATCTTATAACAAATTGACCACAGTCAAACCGTTCAGCACAGACACAGCAGCGGTTAAGGTCAATATGCCCACTAAGTTTGATTATACAAAGGATACTAACCCTATACAAGGTGAAAGCTTATTTCAGGCTAATGTATTACCCATCCGCAAGAATGACAATATAGCGGCTAAAATTGGCAAGGGTGTAGTTAATTTCGGTGCAAGTGTTATATCTGCGCCAGTTGAAGCATTGCGTAAAACAGCTATACAAGGTGGTAGCTTACTAACAGGGCATGGAATACAAAAGAATCTTCCAAAGAATACTACATTTGTAGATAATATTTTACCCAAAGGAGCAGGAACAGCGGTCAACAAGTTTGCTGAAAGCCATCCAGTATTCGGCGGTATTGCTAAAATGGGCATAGAAGCACTTGCAGATCCTACAACATATTTAGGTGGCGGGCTAATCAGTAACGCTTCAAAAGCCTCAAAAACTATGGGCAAAGTAGCAGAAAGCAATATAAAAACTCTTAGCAAACTGAACAAGGGCAAAGCAGTAGTACAAGAAGCAGCAGAAGTGGCACAGGACACCGTTAAACCTCAAAGTAATATAACTACTCCAACCGTTGTAAATAATGTCACAGTTGCCCCACAAAAAGTCGGTTTAAATCTTCAAGCATTCGCGGCAGACAAAGCAACGCACACAGGCAAATACAATGGCGTACCCATCAAGATTATGAAAGACGAGGGAGACGATATAGTTCGTTACACTGTAATTGATGCAGGAGGTAACGAGGTAAAAGTTGCATTGCCAAGGGATAAATTTAACGCAAAGGCAAGCGATATTAAACCTATTGAAGTCGCCGAAACAGTAAAAAAAGTAGGACAGCAATTTGCTGAAAATGGTGACCCAATAAGCCAATTTAAAACAAATACGGTTGCACGTGATGTTGATACACCTGACTATGTTAAAGAAATGATTCCTGACACAGATTTTAGTTACAATAGAGAATCTTCTAAAGCGTGGCAGCTACAAGCTGGGCGAAACATCGGAATAAATAAGCAACAAGTTATGGACGATATAACCAATGCTACATCAATAAGTGGTGGAGTACAAGCACACGAAGCTGCTATACTATCCCATGAATTATTAATAGACGCTGAAAAAACAGGTGATTTCTCTAAATACAAGTCATTCCTTAAAACCGTAGCAAGCAAGACAAGAGAAACGGCAAGAGCATTAAAGGGAACTGACACAGCATGGGAAAAAAAGACTGCGGACGGCGCCATTATGGACATACAACGCACAGTTGATGGAGTTGAGGAAAGTATCAAGAAAGCTAATCCCAACAAGATTAAACAAATTGAAAAGGAAACTAAAGAGGTTACCGATGCAGTAAATAAGGCACATGATGATGCGGTTAACGAATTGGCTAATGAGTTAAATAAAAATACCGTAGCCGATGCAACGCCAAATTTAGCCGATGGGAAGTTAAAACCAAAAGTTAAAACAGAATTGACACCAGAACAATTACTGGCTAATAAAATTAAAACAACAGTTAATCCAAAAGTTCCGGCAGAAGCTACAATGATTGACAAAATGGTTAGTGAACTATTTACAGTAGCAAAGGAATCACCAATAGGAGAACCCACAGTTAACATATCTAACCCACTAAGCAATGCAGCAGATGCCTTGAACAGCCGCCAGTTATATGTTGATACATGGAATAAAGCGAAAGCCATAGTAAGAGAAACTTTTAAAGATAATCCAGATGCTTTAACGGTACTTGACAATTATTTTGAAAAAGGTATCAAACCACCTTATTCTATGAGTAAATTTAACGCAGCATTTGAGCAAGGCGCAAAGAAACTTGACATAAATATGGGTGACATTGTTAAACAGTATTATGCAAAAGGTACAGAAAACAAACAGACATTGATAGACCACTTAATAAATAAATCCGGTTTAAAAGGAGACGAAGCAAACGCACTTGCAAGCTCTATTGAAAAGCGTTTTAGAGAACTGAAAAAGCAAAAAGCAGAGGGTTACCTAAAAAGTTTATTCAAAGTAAAAGAAAAAGGTGTCTCTAATCCATTAGGTGATGTTGAAGCCTTGTCTAATACCGGGGCGTTTGCAAACAATAATTATAAGGCTAAAGTGTTAGAAAAACTTAGCCCAAAGTTAAACGCATTAATCAAAGATTCTGGTATAAATATGGACGAGTTAGTTCGTCAAGGCTATGGGAAAACAGCATTTGAGCGTGACAGATTTGTTAAAAAGTTATCAGAAAAGTTGAAAGTGAATGATACCGATTTGAGAACTATACTTGACACAGCTTTAACAGATTTCAATAAACTTGCGGCAGACAAGAGAACGCAGATATTAAACAATATGTTGAAGCCCAAAGAGGTTAAAACAGCTAAAACATTATATGAAAAGGTAATCAGCATAATCAATCTAGGCGGCTATGATGATGCAGCAATTCGAGACCTGATAAAGCAAAAAGAGGGATTACCTATACTGGAAAACTCCGATATACAGAAGATCTCCGAGTATATGAATAAGGCTAAAGAATTCGCAGAAGGTAGTTATAATCAAAGGGATATGTATGGTAGGGTAGGGAAAATAATAGCAAACAAAACTCCTGCAAGTTTAACAACTAAAATTGTTCACGCTCCACGAATGGCAATGTTAGGAGCAATGAAAACCTTTTTTACTAAGAATTTTGGTGGTAATGTTGGTAATGATTTCTATGAGGAATTTATAAGAAGTGTTCCTAGTTCTATTATTGATATGGCAGTATCTAAGATTGCTAAAACAGAGAGAAGTATCTTACTCCCTTCGCTCAAAGGTGCGGCTACTAAAATAAAAGGTTATGGAACTGGGTTTGCAGAACAAACAAAAGATATATTAAGAGGAACGGACACAGCACCTAATCTTGTTGCCGGTGAAATATCACAGGGAAGAATATACAATAATAAAATTTTAAATGGAATAGACCAGTTTATTAGAAATGGGTTACAATATGGAGATAGACCAACTTTCCAAGCTACCTTTGACGAAGCAATAAGGCAGCAAAAAAAGATACTTAAAACTGATGTTATTACCGTTGATATGAAGAAATTTGCTCACGAGGTCGCATCAGATAGGGTATTCCAAAACAAAAGTGAAACAGCTAAAGGTCTCGGAGGTCTTAGAACTGGAATAAACCAAATAGGAAAAGGTTTGCTTGGAATAGGAAGTAAAGAGGGAGGTGCCGGAAATGTAGTTTCACCTTTCATAAACACAGCGGCAAACATAGGTGAAAAGGTAGTTGAAAATACTCCACTAGGCGCAAGCAAGTTATTTAGTTTAGTTAAAGATTTTAATAATTCAGTTGGAATTGAAAAGACTATTGCTCAAAGAAAACTAGTAGATACTATAGGAAGAATGATAACAGGGACAACCGCAGTAGGTGTGGGAATAGAGGGCGTTAAAAAGGGTGTGTTAACAGGTAGGTCAAATAAAGATGCTGATATGGCTAATTTTGATAAAGAAACAGGTAAACAACCTTATTCAGTGAAAATAGGTAATAAGTATACTCCGTTTACATCACTTCCACCGTTAAGCACAGCACTTGCTATAGGTGCGGATATTGGCTCTAACATGAAAGAGGGTTCAAGTAAAATAACGTCTGCTTTAGATGGTGTTAAAACTGGAACTAATACTTTTATGCAACAATCATTTTTAAAAGGTTTTTCTGACTTGTTTGGATACGGGGACTTTGCAAATGGAGCATCAAGAGTTGCCACTGGATATCCATCTCAATGGATTCCTCAAACTTTAAATGCTTCTTCTAAATACGGAGATAAATTTGATAGACAAACTTATGACCCTAACAGTTTAAAGTATTCTGGGAATGTTATGAAATCCAGAGTACCAGGAGCAAGACAGCAGTTACCTATTAAACAAAATATATTCGGAGAGGATACCAAAACATTCAATGGGCATACTGGTGTGCAAAGGTTTTTAGATGCATTTATATCCCCTGTTAATTCTAGCACATACAATCCTACGCCAGTACAAAAGGAAATCGCAAGGCTATATGACGAGGGAGGTACAAAGATTCAAGTTCCTACAATAGTAGAAAAAACTATTGCAGCTACAAAAGACCACCCAAAAATTGAGTTAACAGCGGTAGAATACAATCAGTATCAGAAAAGATCAGGGCAACTAACTATGAATGGTTCTTTAACTTCTATTCCTCCTATTAAGGGTTTTGCAGCAATTATAAACAGTGAGCAGTATAAAAAGGCTAAAGCTAATAAAGAGAACACAGTTGATGAAGTAAAAGCAAAAATATTAGCTACTATAATTGAAAAAGCTAAAAAACAAGCAAAGAAAGAAATATTAAAAGCTAGAGGGTATGGCAAATAAATACATAGTGTTGTATTATGATATTGAGGTGATTTGATGTATAAAAACGGTGAATACTGGACCCCTAAAGATTGGACAATAAACAATACTATAGAAATATCATGCACAGCATTATTTTTTATAATCGCAATAGTAATTTGGATTGTGAGGTGAGTTAAAATGTACCCTTTTCCACTCAACTTAATCCGTAACTTAGCACTAAACATTAAGAAAACCTAAAAAGAAATAGAAGAAGTCGCAAGGAGTTGAACGCTCCAAGCGACTTTCTTTATGTCCTTTGCCACCGTGGGCATTAGACTTCCAAAGTATACAGTATCGCGGAATAAATAACAAGAGGTACAATATGACAACAGAAGTAGTTATACAGCTAGTAACATCGTTTGGAATTATCCCAGCACTATTCGTTTGGTTACTCATGTATATAATGGCTGAAAACAAAAAGGACAAGGAAGAATCACGAAAACGTGAAATTGTATTAATGGAGCATATTGGCAAGTCAGATATTATCCTAAGTGAGATCATGAGAAGTGTAGAACATATCAACAGTAACATGACTATTGTCCAAACTGATGTAGCAATATTGAAAGAGAGGTAAACAATGAACATCAAAAAACAACTTATTACAATGAACTACTCAAAGGGTATAACAATAGTACCTCAATACATCGTCATACACGAGACAGGAAACGTTTCTAGCGGTGCAAATGCACAGATGCACTATAAGTATTGGAACACAAATATAAACGCCCAGAGTAGCGTGCATTTCGTTGTAGATGATAAAGAAGTTATACAACTCGCTGAATTATCTTGGAGATGCTGGCACGTTGGAGACAACAAAAGACACAGCTCAATTGTAAACGGTAATTCGATAGGCATTGAAATTTGTGTAAATGCAGATGGAGACTACACCAAAGCTAGACAAAATGCAATTGAGTTAGTTAAATACCTTATGCCAATACTGAAAATTGATGCAGACCACGTTGTCAGGCACTTTGATTCTAGCGGTAAGCATTGCCCTGCTACTATGTTAGACAAGCCAGAGTTATGGGTGGACTTTAAAAATCAGCTACAACCAGTTATGGCATACCTAGAAGCCTTAAAGATATGCTGCAAAGAGGTTGGGCTTGATGAATCATACTGGACAGCCAAACAGGACATAGACAAGTATTTTGACGATTTAATAATAAAATTTGCCAAATATATTAATACAAAGGAGATAAAATAATTATGCAGAACAGACTAAAATCAAAAGCTTCATGGGTAGCAATATTTACCCTTATAGTTTTCGTACTGAAAACATATTTTAAAATTGAGATTCCACAAGTAGACACATTGATTGAATTAATATTTGTAGTTGCGATTGCATTAGGAATATTTAATAATCCAGAAAATCCAGCAAGCTACTAAATAGATTTAAGCCACTCTTAATCGGGTGGCTTATTTTTATATTCTTTTTATATCTACGATAAATGTTGACAACTGGTTGATATAGTGATAATATGTTCGTATAATATAAAGAATGTGCAACATGGAATTGCAGAAAGTGAGGTAAAAATGTTAGGAGATATGCCCAGAGAAACATTAGATAAGTTACAAAAAGGATTTAAAGACGAGTTGAATAAAGTTTTAAAAGGTGCAAAAGAGGATAAAAAAATCAGTTATAAATATACAAAAGAAATAGTATGCCCATATTGCGGTCACGAATTTAAAGACAGTTGGGAAGCTAGTGACGGCGAGGATGATAAATATTGTGAGACATGTCAAAATGAGTTTGGTTATGAAAGAGTTGTTACGGTTGAATACATTAGTTATAAAAAGTAGTTCACATAATTAGGACTACAGGAGTTATAAAAATACGCAACACGAAAGGATTGATTTTATGACTGAATCAGAATGGTATGCAAAGTACATTTGTGAAGAATCTGATGATTGTGAACTTATCAGAAAATATGTTATTACAGGTATAGGAAAGCCAAACATGGAAGGTGGAAAATGTAAAGGTTATTGCAAAAATGAAAATGACGATGAGCCACTGGAAGCTTGCAAATGCTGTAAAATATGTTCACTTTACGGAATTGAGTAGGACTCATTATTAGGACAACACGAAGGAGTACAAATGAAACGCATAATGATTAATACGACAGTAACACCAGAAGCAAAACGCATCTACGACACTCTACCGTCACGCAAAAAGGGTGAATTTATATCACATGCCATAATCATGTTAGACAGCTTAGTAGACATCCAAGAACCATTTACAGAAGTACAGAAGCAATATATCAATGACAGAATAACAGAAGCAGTACATACTTGTTATAAACCGTAGGAGGGGAGAAGAATGAAAGTATCAAAATTTAAGCCGAGTTGTTTAGATGGTGGATATTATATAATTCTAGAAATAGGGAACAGACAATATAGAAGCTATTTCAATAACCCATCGCCTAATATAGACCATGCACATTTAGAATATTTTACTGGAAGATACCCAATAATTAGAACAGAAAAACGTATGAATAAGTTTAAAGAGTTATACAAGCAATTGTTTGTATAAACCAAACTTTAGCAGTATATAGAGGATAGACTATCGCAAAGGAGGTAGGGAAATGGGTGCATTAATAAATATGTATGATGAAGATATTGAACGGTTGGAGTTGGAAAATAGAGAACTGCAAGACAAGCTAAACAAGATTAAAACTATAGTGGAAATATGGCGGCGGAGTGGGTATATGTGCGGTGACGATGCCATGGAAGATGTAGAGAATATTATATAAAGAATATGTAGCACCAGAAAGGAGCTATTATGCCAGTATCAATAAAACCTTCGCCAATAATAAAAGGTGAAGGTGCTAAGAAAATAAATGAATTGAGGAATAACCCAGCAGATAAAACTTTGTTATGGGATAAATGCAAAGAATTAAGCAAAATATTTGAAACTATAAATTAGGCCACATTTTAAGGATAATACGCTTAATCCACAACCTATAGAAGCACACAAAAAAACTCTTACGATATGTAGGAGTTTTTTTGCGCCTATTTTACTAAATTTAACGTATTCCTTGGCAGTAAATCTTTTCGCCCTAATCTCCTACACACATGATTAAATATTTCTTTTATGATCCGTTCATTTCCTTTCATCCATGGGCGCCTATTTTGATATTTATTCATGTAATAATCAAATTTTTCTTGTAAAGTATACCCATGTTGTCCTTGAATAATTGCAGCAGCTGAATGATACAAATTAAGCTTATAGTTTTCTAATACTAATTTTACATAGGCTAAAGTATCAGAAGACAAACCTTTTAAAAAATCCATTCCATCAATATTTACTTCTTCATGCTCCATTATCATATCAGTATACCTACCCTGTCTTAGATAAACTAACAGATTTTTACGTTCTTCATTATCCATATCAATAATTTCGCTAAGTATATCGTCCAGTAAAGCCATGTTAAACCTCCTATAAAACACTATATTTATGGTATATCTATAAAGGTGGGTCATTTATAACCCTAGTGAGTAAAATTCACCTAAAACCCAATATACCTAGAGAGAGTAAGGATACGACCTATTTCGCTACGGTCATTTATAACCCTAGTCTTAAAAATAATGTTAATATTTTATGTCTCTCGTGGGTCATTTATAACCCTAGTCGTGGGTCATTTATAACCCTAGTAAAATTACTTTGCAACCTTTAATATAACTTCCTTTACTACCTTAGGGCGGGGGGTAATCTGGAACTTAGGAGTTCCGTAATATTCCCACATTTCTGAAAATCCATATATATTTGTTTTTCTAACTATTCTACCCAATATTACAAGTTTTATAAATCCATGTTCGATAAGTTCATCAATAGCCTTTGTAAAGGTTTTCTTGTTCATTACAGCGCTTGTTTCTGCATAGGTTAATGAAATATCATCCTTGTTGTCTGTACCCTTAGAATCGTTCCTAGTGTATTTCTGCTTCATAAGTGAATATACTTCATGTGCGTATATGCTTAATTCAAGCCAAGGCTTGGAAGTGAACATTGATTGGCATATCCTATAATACTTATCGTTCCCTGTTTTGCTTTCCCATCTCTGAAAGGTTGCTTTCTTTTTTGCAAGTTTCGACATTTGACACTCTCCTTAGTATAATTTCCCATTTGTCGGAAATCTATTGTATTTATGGCGGTCATATGTTATACTAAGAATAAATTAAATAACACAAAGGCGTACCAAGCCAAATAACCGCCCTCCAATGTTTCCGCATTGTGGGGTCTTTTGTTTTATTATACCATATATAGAGAGTGTGGACAACTTTATTTATTCTTTGATAAATTCAAACGCCTTTTTAAGAAATTTCTCTAAATATTCGCTAACCCCAACACCTTTCTTCATTGACCTCCGTTTTATTGCTGTAATTGTATCTATTGATAATCTATAAGTCATTGGTTTTGTTAAATCTTCATCATCCTCAAAGTCCAAATCAATTTTAATTACACTTTTGTTTACAACTTTGTTTACGGAATGAGTTATTATTTCCGAATCCTTTACAGAATCAATTACAGAATCAATTACAACTGGCTTATCATTTCCTAAACTAAACAAACCACCCTTATCAATAACAGGCTTATCACTCATAATCTAAATACCTCCTTTGTTAACTCCATATATGATTGTATATTTTCTATCTCTGGATAAGCTATCACCGCAGGTATACCCATCATAGGTGATTGTGCAAACTTAACGGTACGTGTAACCACGTTATCGAATACTTTAACATTATTAGCACCAAAGAACTTTCTAGCTTCTTGCAGTACTACATTGCTCAAATTAGTACCTGATATATACATAGTTGCCACAACACCTAATGTATCTAATTTTGTATTGTATGTAGCCTTAACTTTTCTGATAGTATCAATAATTTTGTTTACTCCTTTAGTTGCAAAGAACTCACATTGCATAACAATTAATGCATAGGTAGAAGCTGTAAGGGCATTTATAGTCAATAATCCTTTTGATGGTGGGCAATCTATTATAATATAATCATAGTCATTCAGAATCGGTTCTAGTGCGTTTGCTAATACATGGGCAGGATCATTATAGAAAGTTGGGTTTTTAAGTATTACCATGTCTAACTCGCTTAAATCGTCATTCGATGGGATAATGTCAACATTGTATTTGGTATGGATGATTACACCTTTCATCGTGTGATCGTTGACTAACACACTATAGATAGTTTTGTCGATGCTGTCTGGATCAATTCCAAAATTAATCGTGGCATTAGCCTGGGAATCAAAATCTAATAATGCAACACGTTTACCCAATAATCCTAACGATGCTGCAATGTTTACGGAAGTAGTTGTTTTACCTACTCCACCTTTGTGGTTTACTACAGAAATTACTTTACACATCTTATCACTCCTTAAATATTTTGTCGTAAATTGTCAAACTATGTCTAAACTATTAACATTATATTACATGACCATAGCACTATTGCAATATGCAAACACATGTTCTACAATAGTGTTATTAAATCTTATAGGAGGTATGCAATGATAACAGAGCACATTTCACTACCACCACAGTACAATGACATTAAAGAGTTTTCCACAGGTGACACAATTTACATTAATGGTAATTACACGCACACCGATGAGCCTACCGAACTTATAATTCCAAATGAAACAAAAAATATTTCATTAGCGTGACTATTTCCCTTTAAATTTTAACATAGTATTCAACATAGAGGCTAATTCCTCTTCTGTAACATTGAGGGATTCAGCCTTTTTGCATGTCTTTAAATACATAACCGGTTTATCCAATCCTAAGTCAACTCTTCCTAATAAAGCATCTAACGTAACATTAAAATAATCAGCTATTTTAGTTGTAGTTGTAAAATCTGGTTCACGTTTATTCAATTCATACATGTTTAGAGTTGTGCGTGGAATATCTAACGCAACGCTTAACTCTTCCATTGTCATGTTGTATCTCTTTCTTAGTCCTCTAATGTTATCTCCTAGCATAATACCATCCTCTTTCTGTGCGTTTTATTTAGTCGCATTCCGTATAATTCATATTAACACATCTCCAAAAAATGTCAAGTAGCAAATAGTAGTAAATCAAAGGAATATTTAGAGGTAGGCCTATAGTCTCATTAAACGAGTGAATATAGTCAGATTAAGACGAATATTGATGTTTTAAAATGACGAATTTTGTAATACAATGATGTCACGGAAACGAACAATATAAGAAAGGAGGTAAACCTTGAATGACTATTAAAATCAAGAATATGACAAAATTGGAAGAGGAAATTACACTAGCAGGATATACACTAGTTGAGTTTTCGAAGAAGATAAAAAAATGTCGAAGCTTCATGTACTCAGTTAAAAAAAATAGGACTTTAGGCCCAGCAGCAGCAAAAGCAATCTCTACTATATTAAAGCAAAAATTCGAAGTGAATTTTGAAATTACAAATTAGGAATCCTCAAAAATGAGGAAACCCCAAAGTTGGGGAGTCAAAAAAAATAAGGAGGATAACAATGCAAAATCAATTAATACCAATCAATTACAACAACGACAGACAAACAACATCAGCAAGAGCATTACATGAATTTTTAGAAGTAGATAGTAATTATACAACATGGTTCAAGAGGATGGCAGAGTACGGTTTTATAGGAGGTATAGACTTTATTCCATTTACGGAAGAAAGTACAGGAGGAAGACCAAGCGAAAATCATGAAATCACAATTGATATGGCAAAAGAAATAGCAATGCTTCAGAGAACTGATAAAGGTAAACAGGCTAGACAGTATTTCATTGAACTTGAAAAGAAGTGGAACAGTCCTGAATTAGTAATGGCAAGAGCGTTAAAAATGGCAGATGTAAAAATACTTGAACTTGAACAGGCAAGAGAGAAAGACAAAGTAAAAGTATTATTTGCAGATTCGGTGTCGGCATCAAGAACAACTATTCTGGTTGGAGAACTTGCTAAGATAATGAGGCAAAACGGTGTAGACATTGGAGAAAAGAGATTTTTTAAGTGGTTGAGAGAAAACAAGTACCTTATTAGTAGAAATGGAAGCGACTATAATGCTCCTACACAGAAGTCAATGGATCTGGAATTATTCACAGTAAAAGAAACGGTAATCACACATAGCGATGGGCACGTTTCAATAAGCAAAACTACTAAAATTAACGGAAAAGGTCAGCAGTACTTTATAGGTAAATTTTTAGAAGCATAGGAGGACAGCATGAAAACATTATCTTATTGGTTAAGGAGATACAGAGCAGCACAGCAGAAAGCAACGAACAAGAAGCACTTTTTCAACATTAAACTATAAGGAGGACGAAAGATTATGAAAGCATACGAATTAATGAAACTAGCACAGGTAAGCCCAAAAGAATACAAGGGCAAGTTGTTCAGTGTTGTTGATGGAGCAGCGATAGACGTTAGGGGAAAAGAATACAAAACAGTGGTAGTTAACTCTACATCTGGATTGTCTGATATAACGAATCTATATAGGATGTACGTTTCAGATATGACTATGTTAGAAGAAGTTAAACAGCCATCTAAACCAGTTTACTTTATGACAGCAGTAAAAGCATATCACAATGGCAAAACAATCAAAGGGGTTAACACAGATGGTACAGCTTTGGAATATAAGCACAAAGGAACTTACCCAAATGACATGATGGACGGTATGGGTAGAGCAATAAGCTCACATGAGATATTTGAATGCCTGTGGTATATCAATGATTAAACATCTAACCCACCTCACAGAAACCGAACTTAACAAAGTACAAGCACTGGACACAGCAATATATGAACTACAAGGCAACTGTAACAGCATGGCAGACACATTGAGACTATCGGATATGTACGCTGAACGGATAAGAATAATAAGACAGGAGGTAGCACATGAAACAGTTTGCAAGTTGTAAATGTGGGTGCATCGTAAAAGGCGGCTATTGCGACCTTTGCAAGAAGAAAGACAGAGAAACAAAGATGCTCCTAGCATGGAACAAGAAACACCCTAAGGAGGTCGCACAATGTTAACTCTAACAATTAACAGCCAAGATATAAACGTAACAGCACACAAACATAATCACAACCCAACCGTAGACATTCACATTGACAGCGATGTAATTGAGGTTTCAGAAGAACAAGCCGTGACAATTGTAAGTGGGATATTTGATGCAGTAGCAAAAAGCAATAACGACAGGCTGATAGTGGAAATGTTTAACGGAATATTGGAAGCTTTGAACAACCGTACTGGATGGGGCATATTGGACAATGACGATGCGGAATATCGGTTAAGCAGTATTAAGTTGAGTGAAGTAGGAAACAAGCAGGATGGCACGTATGACAGATTAATAGCAGTATATGAGGGGGATTTATGAAAAACAAAATTATTGAACTTTTAGTATCAACAGAACGTGAAGGAATAAACGATTTAATTCAGCACATGAATGATATAGGATTTTTCACAGCACCATGCAGCGGCGGTTTTCACCTTTGCAAAGTTGGCGGATTAATGGAACACAGCTTGAATGTATACCAATCTTTAGTTAGATTTTACAATGCTCAATCGGAGTATACAACAACACCAGATACCTTAGTACTATCAGCCTTGCTACATGATTTGGGGAAATGCGGTCAGTATGGTAAACCCAATTATGTACCCAATTATTTAGCAAGTGGAAAACAATCCGATAAAAAACCATTCGAAACAAATAAAAGTTTATTGCCTGTTCCTCATGAAATAAGAAGTTTAACAATTGCAAGTCAGTTTATAACGCTAACAGAAAATGAAGCCTTTGCCATTCTTCAACATAATGGAATGTATGGAGATCTAAAATATCAGCTTCAAGGCAAGGAAACGCCTTTACAAATGTTACTACATTTTTCGGATATGTGGTGCAGTAGGGTAATTGAGAAAGGAGAAACAGAATGAGTATATACGAAAAGATTTTTAATGTAATGAATGAATCAGATGCAATTGAAAAGAGTATGACAGTGGGCAGCGGTAAAAACGCTTACAAGGCAGTAAGTGAAGCAGCAATATTGAATATGGTAAAGCCTTTATTTAAGAAGTACAAGCTAATTATATTCCCTATAAGTGGGGATATAAAAGACCATTGTATGACATGGGATAAAACAGATTACGATGGTAAAACAGCACAGACATTGAGAGCAATGACAGAGTTAAAAGTCACATACCGTATTTTAGATATTGAGACAAATGAGTTCCAAGATGTTGTAGGTTTCGGTAATGGCGCAGATTCGCAAGACAAAGGAGCTGGCAAGGCTTTTACATATAGTTTAAAAAATGTACTTAGTAAGACATTCATGCTTTTCAGTGGAGAAGACACAGACAACACGCACAGTGATGATATAAACCGAAAGGAACTAGACAAAGTTTCAGCAGCAAGCGATAAATTGTCAAAAGATGCACTTAACAATGTTGGTAGGCGCATTTGTACGGATTGCAAAAAGGAAATCACAGCCACAACCAAAAAAACTATCACAGAAATCATCGAGGGAAGTAAAAAGTATTACAAAACTGAATTATGCCAATCTTGTGTATCCAAGAGATACAAAACCAAGGAGGAAACAAAATGAATATAACTAAAGTAAGCATAAAGAATCTTGAAAGTGGCAACTTGAAAGCAATGGTTACAGTAGAGTTTGATAACTGTTTTGTGTTAACAGGGTTAAAAGTAATGGGCGGTTCAAAAGGATTATTTATCTCAATGCCATTGAGAAAAACACCAGAGGGCGAATATAAAGACACAGCATTCCCAATTACGAAAGAGTTTAGAGAAACTTTAATCAACACAATATTGGAAAAGTATTCACCAGAGGAACAGCCGAAAACAGCAGACCAAAAAGGGCTATATCCGCCAAGTGGTGACGAGATATGTCCAGATTGCCACCAACCTGCATCAAAATGCGATTGTCTTCCATTCTGATGATGATAAATACATTTCAAAAATCCACGCATAAGCGCAAAAAGGATAAGCTAATCAAATTGAAACTCCAGGAGAATGTTGAGTGTTATATATGCGGTAGCACTCAACAACTTCATAATCATCATTGCATATTTGGTAAGGGTAACAGGGCAGTAAGCGACAAATACGGATTAACTTTATATATATGTTTAACGCATCATGCAGAGATACACAAGAATAAAACTTTACGAAAAGAAATAGCCAATTATGCAAAAGGTGAGTTCATAAAACAGTACAGTATATCGGAGTATATGAGAATATTTGAGGGGGTATATAAATGTTAAATTACATCAGAAAATACATATCACGCCACAGCAAGCCGCCAACCTACAGCGCATTGAAAATACACTTCCCAGAACTGCATGATGCACAGATTGACAGCATGTTGAACAACCTAATGAATGATGGACAGATTGAAATATGTTACTCGTTGAAAACGATGTTTATAGAGGTGAAATAATGGATTTTATAGATATGTTCGCAGGAATGGGTACGGCTAGAATGGCATTTGAGCAAGCAGGACATAAGTGCGTTTACTCTATTGAGTGGGATAAACATAAAAGACAAATATATAAGGTGGTGTTTGAAAATGAGCCAGAAGGCAGCGACATTAGAGAAGTTCGAGCAAGTGAATTACCTAGATCCAATTGTTTTGTGTTCGGAGCGCCCTGCCAGGACTTTAGCAATGCCGGAAACAGAAACGGACTTGAAGGTGACAAAAGTTCACTTGTTAGAGAAGTATTTAGACTTGTCAGGGAAATTGAAGAAGAACATAGACCCGAATGGCTTGTCTATGAAAATGTTAAAGGAATGCTATCTAGCAACAAAGGATTTGACTTCCTCCAAATACTCGTTGAAATGGACTCACTCGGGTACGACATTGAGTGGCAACTTTTCAACTCAAAAAACTTCGGAGTTCCACAGAACAGAGAAAGAGTGTTCACTATCGGACATCTTAGAACAAGAGGTAGCCGAAAAATATTACCTATCGACCCCACAATGGATTGCCAGAATCCTGCGGTCACAATCACGGCTAGGGGATATGGGAGCCAAAGGAATGGCACTTATGTTATTAAGAACCCCGGCAATATAGATGTTGAATATGTTAATAAAAAATATAAAGAGTTTTATGATAAGAACGGTTATTTGCCTAAAATGTTTAACCCATACAATTGCCAAGAAATAAAAGATATCGCACCAACGCAAACGGCACAAGGAGCATCAATTACAAAGAGTTCGACCGTCTTAATTATTGACAGTGAATCTATACGACAGCTTACACCAACGGAAGTAATGCGATTACAAGGCATTCCAGAATTAATAATAAATAAATTAATTAAATCTGGAATATTAGATACTCATTTATACAAAGCTGCTGGGGATGCCTGGACCGTTAATGTCGGTTATGAAATAGCAAGAAGAATGGAAGTAAGTTAAGTCGCATTTTAAAGCTAACACACAGGAGGACAACATGAAAACAATCTCAACAGCCATAAGATTACTATTTACTGAAAGGGGCGAGTCGGAACTCGTCCTCTCTCTCCAAACTAACAAATATCAAATTCAAACAGAATATGCAGAACTTAAAGAGTTATTGACAGCCGGTAAAAAGTTGAGAGTAGAAATAACCGAGCAGAAGAAGAAACGCAGCCTTGACAGCAATAGTTACTTATGGATATTAGTCACTAAACTGGCTAATGTCCTCCGTACCTCCAAAGATGAATTATATATAGAAATGTTGAAGAAATACGGACAGCGTGAAAAGGAACTTATATCAGTTGTAGCAGATGGCACAGAAATGATATTCAAAGCTTTACGGAATCATTGTACGGTTATTGGTGAAAAGGAACTCAATGGAAAACTATTCAAGCACATTGCAATACTTAGGGGCAGCAGCAATTACAACAGTTTAGAAATGACTATATTGATTGATGGTGTAGTTTCAGACTGTAAAGAACAAGGGATAGAAACGCTTACACCAAGTCAAATAGCCGAGTTGAACAGCAGGTGGGCAAAATGACACAACAATGTGCTAATCTAATCAAGCTAATCACAACCAGCCGCCGACAGAACAAGGACAATTTGCGTGCAATAAGTTTTATGCATGCAACGAGGATGGACAGGGGAGCAAAAAGATGGATTAAAGGCAAAAAGATGTAGAAAAATGACACGATGTGGTTAAAGTTTATGTTGCAATTCGTGTCGAAGTATAGTATAATAAAAGAAAAGGAAGGTGACAAAATGTTAAAGGTAAAAGCAAACGGATTGAAAATAGCGGAAACAAGAATAAGGATGGGATTATTAGGATCTGACCTTGCAAAAGCAATCGGAGTTACGAAGCAAACTATATATACAATAGAACGCGGTGAAATCAATCCCGGCCCAGCAGTAGCAAAAGCAATATCAGAAAAGCTAGGAGTTACGTTTGATGAACTATTTACAATCGAAGAAGGTGAATAAATGGCTAGACCAAAGAAAGAAGGCTTAGATTATTTTCCACATGATGTTGATTCAGTAAATGATGAAAAAGTCGAAGCATTGAGAATGTTATATAAAAATGATGGTTACGCTTTTTACTTCATATTGCTTGAAAGAATATATAGAACAAATAACTTTGAATTAGATATTTCTGACGCAGAAACTATACAGATACTAAGCCAGAAAATAGGCATAAACGAAACAGTATTTAATCAGATACTTAATACAGCACTAAAAAGAGGTTGTTTTGATAGAGAAGTGTATGAAGAAAGACAATGTTTAACATCGAATGGCATCAAAAAGCGTGCCGGAATCGTAACAGAAAAACGCTTGAAGATGCAAGAAGCCTATATAAATAAGAAAATAATAGTTTCTGACGCAGGAACACCACAAGAAACTATACCAGAAACGCCACAAAGTAAAGTAAACAAAAGCATAGCATTAAAAGATATTGAAGGATTTTTTGATAGTGTATGGGTGACTTACCCTAAAAAAGAGGGTAAGGGCCAAGTGAGCAGGACACAAAAAGAGAAACTTTACAAAATAGGTTATGACAAAATAAAAAAGTGTGTTACTTCTTACACAAAAGCTAAGGCCGGAACAGAAAAGAAATTTCTTCAAAATGGTTCAACGTTTTTTAACAGTGGTTATGTGGATTATTTAGAAGAAGGACCAACACAAGAAGTTCCAGCGCTAAAGCCAGTAAAAATTATTAAAAGAGAGGAATATGAATATGAGCATACCCAAAGAACTTAAAGCAGTAAAGCAATGGATAGTCTGGAAAGAAAACAAAAAGCCGCATTCTGCAATAACTATGAAATCCACTGGATGGCAGAAAGAAGAAAACTGGACAACCTTTGCTGATGCTAAAAGAGTAATGAAAGAATGTAATTTTTTAGGCATAGGTTTTGTATTCAAATTTCCATTCGTGGGTATAGATTTAGATAATTGTATCGAAGAAGATGGAATGATGAACGAGTTAGCCGGAAAAATCACAAATTCTATTGATACATTTACAGAGTATTCAAAAAGCGGTAAGGGCCTACATTTATATTGCAAGGTAACAGAGCCTATTGAAGCATTGAAAACAGACATTATTGAAATATATGGTGAGGGTAGATTTTTTGTAGTAACAGGCAAAGAACTTGATTCTGAACAATTGGAGATTACGGACCAGACCACAGCTATAAAAGAACTGATATTGAAATATAGGCCAGTAGTTAGCAGAGCAACAGGAATTGCAACACCTACACAGTTTATTGAGGGTGAACGTAATAATAGAATGGCCGGAGAGATAGGCCGAATGTTTAACTACTGGAACAAAGATACAGTTTTTAATATGGCCCATACATTAAACCAAAGTATATGTTTCCCACCTCTTGAAGATAAAGAACTAAACGCCATAATTGACAGCATGGGTAAAAGAGAGACTAAACAAATACCACCAAAGCAGATGGAGCAAGTAAATTGGGAACATATACAGGGAAAACGTGACCTTGACAGTGCGCCATATCGTGGCATATCGAAAATACCCGGTAGTTATATATCAACTGGAATCGGTTCACTAGACTATGCTATGAATGATTTAGCACCAGGTTGTGTAACTTTATTATCTGGCCGCATGAACGGTGGAAAATCAACATTTGTAAAACAAATTATAGCCAATGCTATTAATACAAATAACAAAGTATTTGCAATTAGTGGAGAGGGAGACCAAGAACTATCAATAAATTCACTATACGAATGTGTTATAGGCAGAGAATCAAAATTTTACGATGTAGTGCAGATTAACAAAAGGCTACATAAAGAGCCTAAACAATTTGTGTTAGATGCTTTACAAAAATGGCACAAAGGGAAATTGACATTGTTTGATAAGGGCCAATCAAGTTTTACAACTACTAAAGAATTATTTACGATGATTGATTTAGAAGTTAAAGAAAACCACAGCAATTTAATTATTATAGATAACCTTATGTCAATCCTAAAATCAAGCGCAATAGAAAAGAATGAAGCACAAGCAGATTTCATGCAACAATGCCACAACTTAGCAGGAATACATAAAATACATATTATATTAGTTCTTCATACCAATAAAGAATACAGAAAAGGAATGACAATGGAAGTAGAACATATATCAGGTACTTCAGATTTAGGGAATAAGGCCGACAATGTTATATCTGTTATTCGTGAATACGATGAAGAAAAGAAAAGGTTAGGTATAAGTGGGCAAATTACCCTAACAAAAAATAGATATTATCCAGAACTTATGGAGTGCGATACCAGATATGAAGTTGAAACAGGTTTATTACTGGAATTAAAGAATAATGATCCGATAGCATACGATTTTGATTGGATGAAATATTTAGACCCTAGTCAGATACCAGCAAAAGAATTTTGGGAGGAATAAAAATGATGAACGAATGTCCTGAATGTGGTAGTGAAAATATAAACAAAAAAGAAATTGATTATATCATAATGAGCAATTGCAGATATTGTGGAAAAGAATGGTTTGAAGATATGGAGGTAGATGAATGATATGTAAATACTGTGATTGTGAAGAACTTGAAAGAATACCCAAACCGCCCCACATGGGAGTATATTGTAAGGCCTGTGGTAAATGGCAATGTTGGGAGAAACACACGACTAACCCAAAGACAACCGAGGAATACAAAAACGAATATCTTGACACGCAGAGTGCCACAGAATCGCAAATACATTATATCAAAAATCTTATAAGACAATCCAGTTTATCTAAATATAAAGCAAGTCAAATAATAAATTTGTTAGGTGGTGAGACATTTGACCAAACAAGACCAATATAACGATTCATTAAAACGCCTTGCAAAAGCAGATGAATATTTTAATCAAAGGTATACAACCGACACAGCAGAACGCCAAGCAGCAGCAGTAAGCAATTTTACAAAGCTAATTAACCAATGTGAAACATTATATAAAGACCTGCGGCCAACGAGTAGCAATGCAGAATTACAATTCGGATTTGACCCAAAAGAGACAATGACAATGCAATTAGAAATAACACAAGAAATTGAAAATATAGTTGAGAGGTTAGATATTGTAAGGGCTGATTATTGGAAACTGGACAGGCTAGAATATTTAAAACAATCACACCAGTTACTAGCGTGTTTTAGTAGAAAAGAGGTAGCAATATGAAAGAATCAAAAATATTCAAATTTATTCAATTCTTCTACAATCATAAATTATTTGGAGTACATAAGAAATGCTGGGCGAGATTGGTTAGTAACTATTTATTTAAACCGTTTCACGACAGCTATGAAGATATTCCAGATTGCAACATGTGTGAGGGTGACCCATGGACATACTGTGGCAAAGAATGTGGATGTGATAGGGACAAAGAAATATATTGCAAGGCTCACGAAATGAATATAAACAATGCAGGAGAGGTGGAAATATGAAAACTAATCTCACTATAGAGTATTACAGAATGTGGCATCTAGAACACTATGGCACAGCACCACCAATGTACTTGATGGAGAAGCATGAGTTTAAGAAAGAGACAGCGAGAGAAGTTACTGATAATGATTGGGTTGAATTTTGGAGCGAGGTGTAATTATGGCAGACTATCAAGCCTATGGAGACAGTGAGATATACAACCAATTCTGCAAAGGAGTTTCAAAGAAAAGTTTAGCAGATTCTATATATTTTCAAGAACATGAATCAAATAAAAAATATAAAAGAATTGAAGCGTTAACGAAAGTTGAACAAGTTATTCTTGATAATTACCTTAAAACAAATAGATAGTAAATAGGGGGGGCAATATGAGACAACCGAGATTTACAGATGATGAAGCAAAATTAATACACGCAGATTACGTGGAGCTGCTTAAAACAAAGAGCAAGGAACACACAAAGAGAATATTAGCCAAGAAATATGAGTGCAGCAGGACAACAATTGATAGATACGGTAGCGGTGAGATAATAAAAATGTATAAATACCCAACAGCCGCAGAAAACAAGATAAGAAGCGCAAACAAAATTGATCCAATAGTTATTGCTGCAATAAAGAAAGCCAAGGCTGAAAGGGTGTTCAACAGTGTAAAGGTTGGCGACTTGATTAACTTGGCGTATAAGAAAAAGCCAAAGAATGATAAGGCGTATTATAGTGACATAAAACTGCAACAGGGGAGCGTATTCCAGAAAACAGCACATTTGATATACATAAGGGATAAGCTAAGAGGATTTTTGACACAGGCTGTGAGTGCGAGCGAGATTGAAACAGGTCATATACGATTGGAGGTGGCACAATGAGTGTATTGCTACAAATAAGCATCATAATAATTATCATAGGCTGCTTAATAGCTGGACTAATATTAATCGGTAGAAACGTATCAAGGACGTACATGGTATTGGGATGGTTGGCGTGGATGCTGGGATATAGTTATATTTTGGGGATGATAGTAATATAGGAGGGCATCATGCCAGAGATACCACCACAGATACTTAAAATATTCTACCGCAATTACATATGGGCAAGAGGGATAGAGAACTATAAACGAATGTTTGGGAGGTCACAATGAGACAAGGATTAATAAATTCAGTTGCAGCAATAACAGTAAACGAACAAGTAGAATCAATGAGAAAATTTCCATTGTTCAGCAGTACCCATGAGGGATATGCAGTGATATTGGAAGAGGTTGAAGAAGCACGAGAAGAGGTAGAATATATAGTTGAGGATATGAATATTATGTGGCTATATATCAAGGCAAATGATACAAAGAATGCCATGTATTATGTTGAAAAACTAAAAAGAAGAGCAATAAGCGCAGCGTGTGAGATGGTGCAAGTCGCAGCAATGGCACAGAAGTTCATTGAAAGTGTGACAGAATGAACAAATACGGAGCAATCAAAACGATAGTAAACGGTATCACGTTTATGAGTAAAGCCGAAGCAAGAAGATATAACGAATTGTTACTACTACAACGTGCTGGATTGATACAAGATATCGCATTGCAACCACGATACACTTTACAACCAAAATTTAGCAAAGGTAGTACAAAGTATAGGTGTATAGAATACGTGGCTGATTTCGCCTATTATGACACAAAGAAGAGGTGTCAAGTTGTAGAAGATGTAAAAGGATTTAAAAATCAAATTTATTTATTAAAGAAAAAGCTATTTGAATACAATTACCCAGAGTTAAAGTTAACAGAAATACGTTAATATTATGTGCTGCTACTTAAATAATTTTATTTTACTATAAGTTTATTTTTCTTGGTAGGGGTAGCAGTGCATATTAATTTTAGGAGGATAGAATATGACAACTAATGAGATACGTTCATATCTACATCATTTTGACAATTTACAGCTTGAAGTCAAGAACCTACAAGAATCATTGAGAGTATATAAAGAGATGGACGAGGATGGCGTTAAAGCACAAGTAATTACAGATATGCCTATATGTCACAGCGGTACAAGTAAGGTGGAGGAACTTGCTTGTAAGAGAGTAGAAGAAGCTGAGAAGATAAAGGTTAAGATTGATAGCAAACTAAGGCTGATAAATGCGGTCAATTCGGTGTATTTCTATATGCAAGAGCCCAAGAGAAGTATATTTGAAATGCGGTACTTTATAACGCCAATCGGGCAGCCTAAATTGTCATGGTATCAAATATCACGAGAAGTTAAAGAACCAGTAGAAAATTGCCGGCAAATTGACACGAGGGTATTATCACGCATACAAAGAATATTAAAGAATTAGTGTCACAAACTGTCACTTTACTTGTAATTTATACTGTGATATAGTTAATGTGTGGAAATGCAAGATAAAAAGACTCTAATTAAGTTTTTATATAAAGTTTGATTCATAGGGAATACAAACTAATAAAATCATTCTCAAAGCCATTCGAGCAAAACGCCGAGTGGCTTTAACTTTTTTATGAGGTAAACATATGGATTGGTACGAACAAGCAAAACCGTTGAGAATATCCGGTTGGACATATCCTAAAATAGCGGATCTCTTGAACATACCACTCAAAACGGTACAAAGCCGATTTAAGCGAGATGAAATGAGAGGGAATGTAATCAGCACTAAAGAGGGAAAAGAAGAAATCAAGCCTAAGGTACAAGAGTTTGGCGACTATTACATTGTGTCATCAGGTAAACACGAAATCAAAGTAACCAAAAGCAAATTAAGAGAGATAAAAGTGTTATATTGTGACACTAAAATAGAGATTAACACATTATGCAGACAAATTGATATCCCACGTAGGGATTTTTTCATAGTAAAGAATGCTTTTTCAATAACACATGATGATGTTCCTGCACTTGATGAAGAACTAACAGACAGCAACATAGACAGTTTAGTACAAGAATCAATTGAGAGAAGAAAAGCAAACTACTTCATAAAGTTACAACAGGAAGAAGTAAAAGCACTTAAACAAGAAGTAGAGAACTACAGACGTCAAGATTATTACATTGATAGAATAGATAAGCTGATAATCAATAAGAGAATAGAAAGTCCAACAGTATTATTATTGCCCAAGGTAAACAGCAAAGAGATGCTTGAAGTATCAACGGTTGACTTACATTTGGGTAAGCTGGCATGGAAACCCGAAACTGGATCCAATTATGATTGTAGGATAGCAGAAAAGAAATACATGAGCGTGATATATGACATAGTAAGCCGAATACAGAACAGACAGTTTGAGAAGATAATCTTCCCAGTGGGCAATGACTTCTTTAACTTTGACACAATAGAGGGTACAACAACAGGTGGAACGCACCAAGACAATGACCTAAGGTGGCAAAAGCTATTCGATATAGGTATAGACATAATCATAAATTCAATAGATATTTTATCAAAGTATGCACCGATAGAAAGTTTTGTAGTACCAGGCAACCATGACAAAATGACTTCCTATTATGCTATTAAAACAATAGCTGCACACTTCAGGAATAACGAAAACGTGCATATAGACACAAGCCCACAGACAAGAAAGTATATAGAATACGGAAAGTGCTTGATAGGTTTTACCCATGGAGATAAAGAAAAGAACAGAATATTTGGGAATATGCAAGTAGAAGCACCTGAACAATGGGGCAGAACAAAGTATAGAGAATGGCATTTAGGACACTTACACAGCGAACAGGTAAAAGAGTTGCATGGTGTCAAAGTGAGAAACCTAACAAGCATAACGGGAACAGATGCGTGGCATTTTGAATCTGGTTATGTGGGGTCAATGCTAACAAG